GGTTTTATTCTTTGCCACCGGATCATATATGGAATCATCTACTTTGAGGCCCTTTTTATTAAAATAAAACTGCACGCACGGCGTGACGTCCACCTGCCACTCGTGGTTCGGATGTTCCGTAGCGATGTTCGTGTGCGTGCCGTTATCTATCGCTTCTCGCTGCTGCTTGCGGCTCAGGTTGAGATTACGCAGGTACCGGCACAGGCTGGCCGGGCTGACCTCCTTGTCCACCAGCCCGTTCATCCGCGCCACGTCGAGCACCACTTCAGCGGGAGCTATCATCCGCCTGCCCTTGCGCTTGCTCTTTTTCGTAAGCGCCGCCAATTGGAGCACCTGCTCCTGTGATAGCGCCCACCTACCCTTATCCGCGCGGGTTTTCCGCCCGCTCGACCAGCCGCCCTTGCGCGCCAGTTCGTAAACCTTGTTGCGCGACCAGCCGGTAATCTCGCTGATGCGCCGCTGCAGCCGGGCGCGTTCGTGCGCGTTGGCGCACTCGGCGAACATGACTGCGATTTCAGCCTCCGGTTTGTTGGAGGCGTACAGTTTGGCCAGCTCGCGCAATTTGTCTATTCCATTTCCTGTGGCTTGAGCGGTTTATCGAAATCCGGCGGCGTGTAAAAACCGTCCTTTACCAAAGCGCCCGCGTGGATGCCCTGGTCGGCGTAGACCCGGCTGTTCAGCTCCTCGAGCTGGTCGAATGTGGTGGCGACGAAGCCGACAAAGCGCTTGCGACGACCCGCATTTTCTTTTCCAGGTCGTTTATCCACTCGTTCACCCGCTGGTCGTCGCTGCCGCCCTCCTGCCAGTCGTTTATCCGCTGCTCCAGCTCGGCCTTCTCCTTGCGTAATTGCTCGACCTGCTCCTTGGCCTCCTCGTTGCGCTTTTTCAGCTTCTTGTTTTCCTCCCGGATTTCGGCGATGGTCATCCTGTCAATCTGCTCCACCGGTCTGCCGAGCACCTTGCCGGTGCGTTCCGCTTCTTCGATTTCCTTGTCGCTGATGTCCAGCGCGAGCAATTTATTTATGCTCTTAATTCCCTTTCGCAGTTTTGGCGCGTTAATAAAACGGCGGGCTGCTTCCATGTAACGAAGGGCTGTTCTCCGACTGAGGTTCAGCTCATCCAGGATATACTGAAAATCTTTGTGCGGTTCGTTTTCACATATAGCCACCAGCCTCTTTCCGATTTCAAAGCCGCTGACCGCATGAATTGTCGTAAGGAATTTCAACTCGTTTTTAATTCGAGTGCAATCATACGGCAAATTGTCGGTGAAAGGCATTAATGCCCGTTCAGCGGTTTCTTCTTCAATTCGTCTTACTTCGTTGTCTTTATCAATAAGCTGCGCTTCGATTGGTTCCGGTTTTTGTTTTTTGCCATTGCCATTGCCATTGCCATTATCATTTTTTTTTCGCGGCATCATTTCCTCCTTCTTCGATTTTTTCGCCCGGGACGTTTTTTGATTTTACGCGGCATGGTCCTCTTCCGTTTCGCTCAGCGTTTCGAGTTGCCCCAGCAGCTCCTTAACCCACGCTGATTTGTCGTAAGTCCGCAAGAGGTGCGCCAGGTTGATTATCCGGTTGCGTATCTGGCGGGCGGCGAGTTCCAGGTCGTCGGCGTCCACTATCAGGTACAGGCCGTGCTTGCCGCCGGTGGAGCTGCCGATCCGGTAGCCGTCCAGGACGGCGCGGTGTTTCAGCTCCTGGACTTTCCGGGTGGAAGTGTGCAGCCGATGCGCCAATTCCCGCAGGCTTATCGCGTTCGCCCGCCCCTGGAACAGGTGAAGCAGTTCCAGAAAATTCGCGTAGAGCTCACCGCTCATTTTTTTCCATCCTCTCTTCCCACAGGTGGCCGCAGTAGGCGCAGCAGAACCGGAAGATATGGTCCTTTGGCTCGAAATCGTAGGTTTCCCATCGGCCGCTCGCCCTGCGGGCGAGATATCCCATGCCGACGGTCCGGCAGATAAGGTCTTTGCTGTCGCAGTGCGGGCACTTGTCGGGGTACTGGAAAAATTCGTGATTCATCGTCGCCCTCTCGCGCTTCTTACGTTCCCGTCCGGGGAGCGCCGATATAGCCGCCGGTGCAATAAAGTATTTCCTCCCCGCCTTCGGCGTCTCCGGCCGCCCCGGCGGATTCGTTCACGGCCGCAATAAACGGCTTCGGCGGCTCGGGCCGAACGAGCAGATTCAGCCTGTCGAGATAACTGGCCTGGGCGCGGGTGAGCAGTTCGAGAAAATTCTCGCTCAGCCGCCACGCGCCGTTTTCACCGCAGCGGCAAACGCCGGCTTCCGCGACGTCGCGCAGCACCCGGTGGGTTTTCTGGTATTCCCACCCGAGCCGCTCCGCCATCTCCCGCACGGTAATGCCGTACCAGTCGTTCCGGGCCAGCTCCCGGGTTACCCTGTAGCCGTCCGCAAAGTCAGCCATGAGCCACCTCGCTTTCTTCGGGTTCACTACAAAACCAGTTGATAGGCACTTCTAATATGGGACAGAAGAAACCCTGTTGGAGGCCAAAATATTCTGCTTCAGCTAAACTCTCACTATAAAGGGCAGTAGCGGCTTCGTCCCATATAACCAAACCTTCAGAATCGCGCTCCATCAATTCTGCGAAAAAAGAGAAGTGATGACATCTTAAAAAGACATCTTTAGGCATCTCGGCGGTAGGCTGAATGAACACTGTTTTGATTTTTTCAGCCATCGTTAAGCCTCCCCGACTTCCCGGCGGGGGCAGTCGCGGCAGTCCTCGTGGCGCGGGTCCGCCACCCGGTTGCAGTGCTCCCGTTTCATGAATCCCTGAACTCGTGGGCACCAGTTTCCCATCCTGAGCCGGTGCAGCACGTGCTCGTTAAACGATTTTCTTTTCCGTGGTTCCTGCATGGTCGCCTCCTTTTTGTTATCGTAGCGCCGGCGTCCTCACCGGCTTTACCTGCCGCCGGGACGGCGGCGTTACCCGTGGTCGTAGCGCCGGCGTCCTCACCGGCTTTACCTGCCGCCGGGACGGCGGCGTTACCAATTTCAGTATTGACAAATCCTGAAAAATCAGGATAATCAGGTATAAGTTTGGATTTTGTTGGGTGGAACCCGAAATAATCAGGATGGAGGTCTAAATAATGCGGGCGTTTGCCCCCGCCCGCATGGGGGTGAAGAAAGGAGAGATGCGCCATGGCCGCCGGTAAAGGCCACAGCCGTTGCCGAAAAAGGGGCCCGGGAATCCGCGCCATTTACGCCGCCTCCGCCTCCGCCTGCGAAAGCAGAAGCTTAATTGCCTCCTCAATTCGCGAGGAATTACGATGTCCGCGGAAATACATGTAAACGTATTGCACCGTCACCTCGGCAACTTCGGCAACATCGCCGGGCTGATAACCGACGAGTTCGAGTTTGTGCTTGAGCCGAATTCGTTCTGGGCAAGGTGGAGGAGACGGCTTGATTTTTTTTAGTCTATCGGTTTGCATGTATACGATTGTAACGAATTAATTGAGATTGTCAAGAGGGAAAATGGATAAATTCGGAAAAAAGCTCACACCGGAGCAGATAGGCGAATTAGTTGATATAATTGCGCGTGGAAACAAAGCAAAATTTGGTAGAAAGTTAAATGTTACCGGTGAAGCAGTTAATCGTTGGTTAAAAGGGATATCGGAACCATCTAAAATGAAAATGGAGGCCCTCTTGGAGATGCGCCGGGCACTGGAGGATAGAAAATATCCGGAGGCAAAGCCGGGAGAAGGCGTAAGCATCATACAGGAATCGTTTAATGACATATCCGATTATGTGGAAGTTCCACTCGTTGAAGGACGGGTGGCCGCCGGGCCGAATGGCACCATAGTAGAAGATGTAATAGAGGATTATTATCCATTTAAACACCAGTGGGTGGAACGAAGATTCGGACGTGGCAAGCCGCGCAAAGAGCTGGTTCTTATACGTGCGTGGGGCGATAGTATGTCACCCACTATCAACTCCGGTGAATTGGTTCTTATAGACCAAGGCATGGGCGAACGCTTGAGCGTAAACAACGGCAAAATATATCTCATACGCCTTGTGGACGGTGAAAGTCTTGCATTGAAGCGAGTTGTTGCGTCCGGGAAGGATGCGCCGAAACTGGTCTGTTTATCGGATAATCCGGCTTATGCGCCGTTTGAAATAGAAATAGAACCCGGAAAAGAATTGTCGTATTACCTGATTGGCAGAATCAGGTGGGCGGGTAAAGAATTCGATTAAGGAGGCGCTCATGAAAAGGATTATAATTATTTTTGCCGTTCTGGTTTGTTTCTTAGCGGCCTGTACGCCCTCTGAAAAGGAGTACACCGTCAGAGTCGGCGGCGACAACGGGCTGGAGTACGCCGGCAGTTACATGGTACTGCAAGCCAGCGGAGACACCAGCCAGCGGAGCGTGCAGGGGACGGTTCCGGGTGAATACGACCTGACCGGCGCATCAGTGTCCGTGTCCTTTCAGAAGCAGTCGAAAGGCGGCCGACTTGTCGTCGAAATCTTGCGGGGCGGGAAGGTTATTAAAAGCTCCGAAACCACGGCGGATTACGGAATAGTGACTATCGCCACCGGAATGTAAGAAATTGTTTGACATAATTTTCCGGCCATTACCGCCAAAAACTGTCAAGGCCATAAATGCCCCCCAGTCCTAATAACCGGCCCCCTTTCGGGCCGGTTTTTTTTATAAGCGCCTGATTTTGTTCACGAAAAAAAAATTAAAAAAATCCTTCCCAACCCCTTGACAAATCATAGGATATATACTATAATTAGAATCGAAAGGGGGAAAGAAAATGATAACAAGGGAAGGAAAAATCAGAAGGAAAACGGAAAAGGCCGTTCTCTTCTTCGATGACCTCACCGCCGCGGAAATCTGGCTTCCCAGGAGCCAGATGGCGGAACTCGATTATTATGAGGTCATCGGAAAACCCACCAGGATCCACTTGACTCCCTGGATCGCCGAGCAGAAGGGCCTCATCACCGCCGACGAGCGCGCCCGGGAAGAAGAGGCGGAGAGGAAGGAAGATTACATCCGCCGGAACCTCGACAAGGTTACCTACGAAGAGGCTTGCGCCGCCGGATACGGGAAGGAGTGGATAAAGCGGAGCAAGAAGAAAGGAGGAATCAACTATGGTAAGCAACAAGCAGGAAATGGAGCGGATAGAGAAAGCGGCGGAGATATTGAGCAAGGTCCCCGACCCGGACGGCTCGTTCAGCGGAATCGCGCGGCGCATCGCACGGGACGCCGCCGACGCCGCCCGCAGCCGGTGGGCGAGCGACGAATATCCGGAGGGCGCCTCTTGGGAACGTATTTACGAAGTGCTGCGCTCGGATATTTTTCTGTTATTATCGACTGGCGCAATGGTGATGGAAAACCTGACGCCTCGCAGCCTTCAGGCGCTTCGGAGTCTCGAGCGTTTTCTCGACGACGACCAGAGAAAACTTTTGCCGGCGGCCACCCGGGCGGCGCTGGCGGGCATACGTGAAAACTACCCGACCGCCCTGGCGTTCGTCATGGCCTCGAAAAACGTTACGCAGTCCGAACTGGCGCGCCGCTGCGGCGTCAAGCAACCCACCGTCCAGGCGCACGTTTCCGGGCGGCGAATCATGCGCTCCGACACGTTGAAAAAATACGCCGAAGCCCTCGGCGTCGAGCCGGGGGAATTGCTGGACTGAAGCTCCTCTGCCCCGCGCGCGGCGAGTAACGGAGCCGTCCCGACCGCCGGGGCGGCTTCGGCCGTTTCAAGACCTTCCATTTCACAAAAAATCGCCCTCAACCGAAAATTATGTGAAATAAGTGAAATTCGCTTTTTTTTTTGTGGTAGCCTTTTGCACATCGTGGGTTCCTGTGGCATAGGCTTTCGGGGCGGTCCTTGGCCGCCCCGGGGGCCGAAAATCCCGCGAATAGCAAAGAGTATGCCGGATGGGCGAAGGCGAAAAACTGAGCGAACATTTCCGGGCCGCGGAATTCAAATGCCGGGACGGGTCGCCGCTGCCGGAAGATTTCGCGGAAACAATCCGCGACACCGTGGAATTTCTGGAGCTGCTGCGCCTGCTGGTGAACGTGCACCTGCACGCGCAACTGGGCGAATGGCTCGATATCGGCCTGTTCGTCACCAGCGGATACCGCTCGGAAAGGTATAACCGCCGCGTCGGCGGCGCGCCGCAATCGCGTCATGTCACCGGCCAGGCGGCCGACGTGCGGCCGACACGGGCTTACGATTCGGACCTGAGCTACGCGGACTTCTGCGCGCTGGCCGAGGCCGCCGACGAGTATTTCACGGATCGCCCCTATCGGCTGGGGTTTTATCCGTCGAAAGGCCCTATCGCGTGGATACATGTTGACTGCGCCTACGGCTTCGGCGGCAGGCGCTGGACGGATTAACCGAACGAGGAGGAGGACATGAAAAAATTTATCGCGTTAACGATCACCTTCACGTTTTTACCGCTGCTCGCCCTGGCTGCCGAAACCGCCGCGCCGGTGGTCGACCCGGAAGCGGCATCGGCGCTTTTTGCGATCCTCAAAGCCCTCGCGGCCACTCAGCCGTGGGGAATCTGGGTGACCGTCGGGCTGGCCGGCCTCAGTGTCATCAGCCTGGCCGGAACGGTCGTCACGTCCCTGACGCCGGGCGACAAGGACGACGCCTTCTGGGCGCGTTACTTCGGCTGGATTCCCACGTTCGTGCCCGCGAAAACCGCCCTGAAAATTATCGGCAGGGGCAAGGTTGACATTAAGGAAATCGAGCGGCGGCGCGATGAAGTCGAGGCGAAGTTTGAGAGGCTCATACGGGAAATCGGTAAGAAATTAAAAACGCCCCTGATTATCGGCCTGCTCGGCCTCGGCGCCATGTCGCTGCAAGCCTGCGCGCATCTGACCGCCGGGCAGGGCGACGGCGAGCCGCCCACGCAGAAGGAGCGGCTTCGGGCCAACCTGAAAATGGCGCGCGAAACCATCAAGGCCGTCGTGGAGGCGAAGCCCGCGCTGTACGAATCGGTGGATGCGCTCTGCGCCGTCACCGAGGGCGATTGGTGCTCCGAGCTGCCCGCCATCAAGAGCGACCTCGACGATGCGCTGGACATCTCCGGGCAGTTGATTTCACAGGCCGAAGACGCGCTCGACGCCGGCGAATTGCAGAGCGCCACCGAAGCGGTGCAGCTCGCGGTGCGCAGCGTATCGCGATTGATCGCCGTCTACATCCGGGTGATTACGATAATCGAGCGGCATTCGGACGGCGGCGGGAAAAACAAACCCGCAACCCCGGAACCCGTGGCGGCTGTAAGGTTTTGAGCGACGAGCAGAAAAATAACTCCTGGACGAAGGAGGAGGCCCGCCGCCAGGGATACCAGGCGGCCGCGCTGAAATATCTGGGCGAGGATATAAACGAGATAAAGGAGTATTTGCGGAGAATCGAAACCAAGCTGGACGCTCAGGAGCAACGCATCGTATGCCTGGAGACTCAGAGAAACACGGTCGGCGCCATGACCAAGTTCGCGGCGTGGATCGGGGCCGCGCTGGGCGGCGTCGTGGCGGCGCTGGAGGCTATAGGGAGGCTGAAATGAACGGCCCGCAATCGGGCGTATGGACCCGTAAATGCCCCTGGTGCGGCAAATATATTCAAGGGCATCGATGCACCTGCGGATGGGAGCTTGGGAAAAAATAAAATGGGCTATCCGGCAAAAGTAAGGGAACGCGCATTCTCGCTTTACTGCAACCACCGCAGCGTGGAAAAGGTGCACCAGGTGCTCAGGCGCGATTACCCGGGCATTCACCTGAACACGCTCAAGCGGTGGCAGAGCTATTACAACTGGGTCGAGCGGGCGGAAAACCTGGACAAGAAAAACGCGCAGAAGGCCGACCCGACCGCGTCGCCTTACGAAATCCTGCTCGGCGAGGTGCGAAGCATCCGCGAGCAGATACAGAATTCGCTCGATTTGGGCCAGGAAGACCCGGTCACCGGGCAGATATTTCCGAACAAGCTGGACGCCCGGAAGGCACAGGCGGTGTACGCCTTCAACCGCATGGTGCAGCTGGAAGCGAAGCTGCTGGAATACCATTCCCAGGCCGAAAGGCGCGAAGGCCGCAACACCACCGTGGACGTGGTTTTCGCGGCGCTCGAAAAACATCCGAAGTTCGCGAAGCTTCTGGAAAGCGCCCGGGTGCGCGCGGAGCTTTTGGAGATAATAGACGGTCTGATCGTTGACGAATACCGGAGGTCGGTCGAATGAGTTCCGCGGCTGCGACAGCGCCGTCTTTCGCGGTGGAAACGCTTACGAAATTCCGCCGAAAGGTCGGCTACAAGCACGACGAGCCGAAACGGCAACGGGCGCGGCGCGATTGGAAATACTTTTTCCGCCACGTTATCGGCCTGGAGCCGGCCCGGTTCCACGAGGACATGTTCCGTTACCAGCTGACCGAGCCGCAAACGATGGTGCTTGCGCCGCGCGGCCACGGCAAATCGACGGTTCTCACCATCGGTTATTCGCTGTGGCGGATGTTGCGCAACCGGGATGCGCGCATTCTGGTGCTGTCGGAAACCGAAGATATCGCGCTCGAATTTACCCGCGCGATGAAACGATACCTCGAATCGCCCGCGTGGCGGGACCTGTTCGGAGACTGGAGAGGCGACCCGTGGAGCGACGGCGAATTCACCGTCAACCGCCGCCGGGCGCTGAAGAAGGAATCCACCGTAACCGCCGCCGGCATTCTGTCGGGAATTCAGGGCGGCCATTACGACCTGGTCATCTGCGACGACCTGGTCAGCGAAGACCAGGCGAATTCCGAAAAACGCCGCAAGCGGGTTATCGAAAAATTCAAGCAGACGCTGTTGCCGATGCTCGAGCCCGACGCTTCGCTGCATATCGTGGGCACGCGCTATCACCCTTACGACCTCTACGGAACGCTTATCGGAAAGGACGGCATGTTCGCCCTGACGCATAAAATCTACAAGGCCGTCCGGGACGACGGCTCGGCGCTGTGGCCCGAACGGTTTCCGCTGCATAACGTGCTCGGCGAGGACGGGCGGATACTCGTCAAGGGGCTGCTGCAAATAAAGAACGACATCGGAACCGTCTTTTTCAACACACAGTACCAGAACGACACCGAGGCGATGAAAGGCCGCCTGTTCCGCTACGAATGGTTCGAGCGGAACGCTTACTCGGACGAAGATATCCCGGAGCACAGCTACCTGGTGCAGGCGGTGGACCCCGCCGTCGGGCAGAAGGAAACGAACGATTACTGCGCCATCGCCACCGGCGCGTGGGATTACAAGGACAAGACGCTTTACGTTATGGGCGTAACGCGCGGGCGGTGGAGTTTTCACGAGCAGGTGCGCAGGATACAGGACGAATATCACCGGTATTCGCGGGGGCGCAGGAACGGCGCGAAGGTGGCGAAGATCGGAATTGAAAACAACGCCGCACAGGACTTCATCCGGCAGCATTTACGCAGGAAAACCCGCCTGCCGGTGGTCGCCGTGAGGGCGCAGCGGGACAAAGTGGCGCGCGCGGCCGAGTTCAGCGCCCAGGTGGAAAACGGGCGCGTCCGGTTTCCCCGCCGGTTGCTCGGCTCGGAGATAATCGAGGAGTTCCTGTTCTTCCCGGACGGCGCGCACGACGACATGGTGGACGCCTGCGTGCACCTACTGAGCGTCGCGTACCGGGCGCGCAGCGGCGCGGTCGTAACGAAAGGAGGCCGCAGATGAACGTGGAGACGATGGCCCTGAAGGTCATACTGGATAACAAGTACAGGATCGCCCCGCGACTGTTCGAGGAATGCAATACGCTTTCGGATGTCGAAACCGTGCTGCGGGAAAAGCTCGGGGCCAACGACGACCCGGATAACTCCGAGCCGGCGGGGCCGGTGAACCTGCGCGAATACAGGGACAGGATAAAAAGGCGCAAGCGTAAGAAGTAAATGAGCACCTCAGCGGCGAATAAAAGGCGGCAGATAGCCGTCATCACCAACACCGGGCACGTGGTCGGGAAGTCCGTACTGGACAAGTTCGCGCTCAAGAGCGACGAGCAGTCCCGCGCCATACCCTCCGACCGTTTCGAGGGAGCTTACGGGCAGGCGGGCCTGGTGCAGCCGCTGTACAACCCGGAAACGCTGGCCACGCTGTTGGAGGTGAACACCTGGCACGCCCGGTGCGTGCGCACCAAGGCCAACGACGTGGCCGGTCTCGGCTGGGGCCTGTCCCCGCTCGTGGAAAATCCTTCCGACGAAGAGCGGCGGGTATTTTACGAATTCGCAAAGGCCCGTCGCCTGGGGCAGGCGCTCATAGACGTGTTGGTGGACGCCTGGCACGATTTCGAGGCCACCGGGGACTGCTACTTCGAGGTGGTGCGCGAAAACTACGACCCCGAGGGAAAGCCGGTGATATTCAAGCGCCTGCCGGCGCACACGGTGCGCGCCCACAAGGACGGCGCCCGCTACGCCCAGCGTTACGGGGCGCTGCAGGTGTGGTTCAAGACGTTCGGCCACCCGAAGGACGTCTCGCACAAGACCGGCGCCGAGGCGGCTCTCGGCTCGCTGCCGCCGCAGGAGCGGGCGACCGAAATCATCCACCTGAAAAACTACAACGCGCGCTCCGACTTCTACGGCCTGCCGGACGTGCTGCCGGCGATCGGCGCAATCGAGGCCATCCGCTCCGCGCGGGATTACAACATCGAATTCTTCGACAACTACGGCGTGCCGGCCTACGCGGTGTACATAACGGGCGATTACGACCTGGGCGACCCCGACGAAAACGGCGAATACCCGGTGATAAAGGACCTGGAGAAACACCTGAAAAACATCGCCGACAATCCGCACACGCCGCTGGTGATGGCCGTTCCGTCGGCAAGCCCGACCGGCACGGTAAAGGTGGAATTTGAAAAACTGTCCGTCGAAACGAAGGACAGCCACTTCCGCATGTACCGGAAGGACTCGCGCGACGAGATACTGTGCGCCCACGGAGTTCCCGCCTATCGCGTGGGGCTGGTGGAAACCGGCTCGCTGGGCGGCAACACCGCCGACGCATCGGACAAAATCTACCGCGAATCGGTGCTGGCGCCGCGCAAACGCAAGCTGGAGCAGGTTTTCAACCTGTACATCCTGCCCGCGCTGGAAATCGAAAGCTGGAAGTTCTACCTGGAAGACCTGGACATCTCCGATGAAAAGCACGACATGGAAGTGGCCGGATTTCTGTTCGACAAGGGCGCTATAACCCCGAACCAGCTCATCCGGTACTTCGGCGACCGCTTCGGCATCGAGCCGGACCAAGACGAGCCGGCGATGGATTGGCATTACATCGGCGGCAAGCCGGTGGAGGCGGAAGCGGCGGCGCAGACGGAATCGGTGTCGCAGGCGGAGAACATCGTCAAGAGCCTGCACGACCGGCTGGTGAACATCGCTATCAAAGAGGAAGCGAAAAATGACGACGCTGCTTGACGCACTGCAGGCGGAAACCGGGCGGGCGCTGCGGGCGCTCAAGGGTGTTGACCCAGAGCCGGCCGCCGCGGAAGAACGACTGAGGCGCAGGCTGCGGAAAATTTTCAACCGCGTGGCGCGGCGCACCCTGGAGCGCCTGGAAGAGCAGGGACTCTCCGCGCCGGAGCAGGTGACGGGCGAATTCCAAAACGCGAAAGAGGCGATGGCGGAGGCGATACGGCGGGAAATCGGCAAACTGCCGGGCCTGAACAGCATCGCCGAGCAGGAACTGCTGGCGCACGCTTTCGACGCTTCGTCGAAAACGCTGGCGCGCCTGCGCGGGGACGTGATGGAAACGCTCCGGCAATCGCAGGCGGCGGGCGAGGGCATCAAGAAAGCCGCCGCGCGGCTGCGAAAGCAGTTCGTGAACATGCGCGATTACGAGCTTCGCCGCATCGCCCGCACGGAAATAGGCGGCGCGCAGGGCAAGGCGAGTTTCGAGGAAAAGCGCCGGGCGGGCGTGGAATATCACCAGTGGATCACCGCCCGGGATTCGCGCGTCAGGGACATACACGAATACCTGGACGGCCAGATCGTGCGCGTGGGAGACACGTTTTCCAACGGTCTTCGTCATCCGCGCGACAGGGCCGGAGATATCGAGGACTGGATCAACTGCCGCTGCGACAGCGTGCCGTTTATCATGCCGCGCGGCAAGATGCCGCCGCCGGGCGCGAGTTATTTTTACGAGTCCGACCTGGTGGACGCGGCGGTGTAAGAAGGGGAGCGAGCAATGCCGATGCCTAAACCGACGGACGATGAAACCATGCAGGATTTTATAAACCGCTGCATGAGCGATTCGAGGATGATGCTCGAATACCCCCAGGAAAAAAACCGCGCCGGCGTCTGCTACACGCAATGGCAGCGGTCGGGTAAATCGGAGGGGAAAATGAACGTGCTGATAGCCGAAAAAAATGCGAAAAAACAAATCGCCACCGGGCCGGTGCTGGTGCCGGGCGAAACGGATAAGGACGGCGAAGCGGTTACCAGGGAGCATATCGCCGACGTGGCCGAATACTGGATGGAGCATTACCGCATCGTGGATAAGGGGCACACGCTGCAATCGGCCGCGGTGCCGGTGGAAAGCTGGATCACGCGCGCGCCGCTGAAATTCCGGGACATGAACAACCAGCCGCTGGAAATTCCGGCGGGCACCTGGATGATGAGCGTCAAGGTCAACAGCGCCCGCGACTGGGCTAAAGTGGAAAACGGCGAATTCAAGGGCTTCTCGATAATGGCCGTGCCGGGCCGGGTGGACAAATCGGCGGGCGGCGAGCCGGACGCGGCGGAAAAGAAGACGCTCCTGAAAGACCTGGGAAACGAGCCGGGCGCGGAGCGGTGGATTGTTACCGCCGTCAGCCTGGTGGACGACCCGGCGGTGCCGAAATCCCGCTGGGTGGCGCTCAAAAGCGCCGATAAAAAGCGCTCACTTTTTGACCGCCTCTTCGGAGGCGTTACGGATAAATCCAAAACCGAAAAAAACGCCGCCGAAGGCGGTAACGAGGAGGAAAACGAAATGGACAAGGAAACCATCAAGCAATACGCGAAGGAGGCGCTCAAGGAAATGCAGGCCGCCGAAGAGAAGCAGAGCCTTGAGCAGCGACTGAAAAACCTGGAAGAACAAATCGCCGCCCCCGGCGCCGACAAGGAGGCGCAGCCGGAAGAGAAAACCGGCGAGGCGAAGAATAAACCGGAAGGCGGCGAAGGCAAGGGCGAGGGCACCGACAACGGCATTGACGCCATCAAGCAGCGGCTGGTTACCGAGAAGCTCAAGCTGGCCGATTTGTACGATTCGGACGAGAAGGACAAGGACGAGAAAATCGAGCGGCAAAAGCGCAAGGTGGCCGTGCTCGCCGAGCTGGTGGAAGATTCCGGCTCCGACAAGGCCGGCAAGTCCGGCGGCGGCGGCGAATTGCCGGAAGAAGTGAAAAAGCGGCTGGAAAGGCTGGAGCGGGCCGTCGCCGCGAAATCGCGCGGCCTGTCCGGCCAGGACGGCGCGGAGCCGCTCGCCGCCGAAAAGGAAGAAGACCCCTTCCCGCGCGACGCGCTGGGAAGGCGCATTTACCGATAACGCAACGCCGGCGTCTTCGCCGGTAACGCCGCCGTTCCGGCGGCGAATCGACAGGAGGAAAATGAAATGAGTTTCACGATCAACCAATTCCTGGAACGGATAGACGCAGCGGTCAAGGGCACGCTGGACACCACCGCGCTCGGCACCGCGGCCCTCAACGCGCGGCAGTTCTCCCGGTACGTCCGGGCGATGCAGTACAAAACCAAGGTCCTGCCCGAAGCGCGCCTCATCGAGATGGACGCCGAAAAGCAGGACATCGACACCATCGGTTTTTCGGGCCGCATCGCCAAGGCCCCGGCTTCGGAAGGCTCCGGACCCTCCAGCTACTCCTCGCCGACCTTCGGCAAGCAGCAGCTTTCCGCCGTCGAGGTGTGGGCGGACGTCAAGTACACCGACAAGGTGCTGCGCCGAAACATCGAGAAGGGCAACTTCGAGCAGACGCTTTTGGACCTCATCGGCTCGCAGTTCGGCGTGGACATGGAAGATCTCGGCATCAACGGCGACACCGGCAGCGGCGACAGCTTCCTGGCGCTTACCGACGGCTGGCTCAAGCAGGCCGGGCGGAAGTGCCCGGAGAAGACCTACAGCGGCCTCTCCAGCGGCAATAAGCAGGAGACAAAGAGCGGCGTCGCCGACGGCGAGACGGTGACCCTGGACTGGAGCGACGCCGTTCCGTTCACGATTTACAGCACCGCCGGTTACTTCCAGATAGGCGACGACGCCTATCCCATTTCCGGCAGCCCCTCCAACGTGCTGGCGCGCGACGACGGCCAGGGCAACATCGTCGAGGTGGGCGGCTCCGGCATCACCGGCACCATCGACTACTACTCGGGCGACATCAGCATCACCAACGGCTCCGGCGGCGCGGTGAACCTCTACTGCGAGGTCACCGTGGACTACTACGACAAGACCGCCAACACCTGGCCGGAAAACATGTTCGAACGGCTGCTGCTGAGCGTGCCAAAGGAATACTTCTCCAACCCGGAAGAATGGAGGCTGTACGTTCCGTGGAGCGTGAAGAACGATTACCACAGCCTGCTCGCCGCGCGGGGCACTCCGCTCGGCGATGAGGCCAAAATGGGCCGCAAGCCCCTGTACTACAAGGGCGTGCCCATCGTGGACGTCCCGAAGATGCCGGTTACCCGGTCGTGGCTCACCCACCCCGGCGAAAACACGGCGTGGGGCATCCTGCAGGACGTGAAAATCGAGGGCAACCGCAAACCCGAGGAACGGTCGAACTATTTCCACACCACGGCGGAGATGGATTTCGGCTACGCTTTCCCCGAAGCCGCGGTGGTCGCGCTGATTGCGTAACGTAACGACAACCCTAAACTGCCATAGAGGCTGATGGGCGGCGGACCGAAAGCTCCGCCGCCCGGAGGCCGAACGAGGTAAAAATGGCCATTTGGAAATACGGCCCCGCACAAACCTGCAAAACGCCCGACGAGGCGGTGGCGGCCCTGCAGGCCGCCGTTGACGCGGGAACGGTGGACAACCCGTTTACCGAGGCGCAGTATATCCGCGGAACCGACGGCGCTTACGGCGTTCCCGCCGATGCCGGCGCGGGCGCGGCCCTGGTTCGCAGCCGCTCCCTGCAGTCCAGCGAGCAGTATCCGCTCGTGTTCGACACGGAGGACGACGCCGTCGTGCGCTGGTACGGCCGTGATTACGACCTGGTGACGGGCCATTTCTGCCTGAACATCGAGTCCGAATTGAAGGGGCTGCGGTTCAAAAATATCAGAATGGAGTCGGGCATAGTCGCGCCCTGGCTGGTCACCGCCCCCGGTATTCTGGACCCCGGCGTGCCGGGGTCGTCAGTGCAACTCGAGGATTGCGCCATCGGCGACGTCGAAAACCCGGCGGACACCCAGATCGCCGCCGCCTGCGTTGCGGACAATTATTTTTCTATTTCATTCATACGCACCCGCGCGGAAACGCGCCTGCACGCAATAACCGTTTATACGGGCGACAGCACCGGCCGGATTATCGCGGTCGTCAATTCGCTGTTGAGAAACCAGGAACCCGATTATCCGCTGCTCAACCTGAAATCCAACTTTTTTATACTTTTGCTCCTCGTTCATTCCACCTTCCTGTCCACCGGTCGCGTGTGGAAGGAACTGACGCTGTCTGAGGATTCGTTCTGGATGGTCGGCCAGTTCAATAACATCTTTCACTCGGCCGCCGGCCCCATCTTCGATTTGAGCAACGAACCGATAGTCACCCGTTCGGCGCTTTCCAGCAACAACAACCTGTGGTACGCCGCCGACGGCGGCGCGGTGGCGAAAATCGGCCCGGTCGAGTACGACCTGGCCGCCCTCTCCGCCCGGTTCGGCATCGAGCGCGATTCGATATACGCCGATCCGAAACTCGCTTCAGACGGGAGGCCCCAGCCCGGTTCGCCCGCGCTGCTGCTGGCCGGTTATCCGGGCGAGTGCGACCTCCACGGCACTCCGCGCGCCCGCGGCCTCGACGCCGGGGCGGTGCAGGTGTCCTACGTGCGGCACGGCTATTCCACGCCGGAGGACGTGATCGCCTATTCCGGCGTCACCGCCGCCGACCTGCAGCAAGACACGGAAACCGGGCTGTACGCCCTTCTGAACACCTGGATTATGGAGGTCACCCAGATTATAAACAGCCATTGCGGCCAGTCGTGGACCATCGGCGCCGAGCCCTCCGACATCTCCAACGCCTGCACGAGAATGGTGGCGAACATCATCGGCCTTGCGGTCCAGCGGCGGAAGTCGCCCGTGGTGCAGGTGGGCGAATTCAACGTCAAGCTGGTGCAGGACCAGGTCATGAGCAACGATGTGAAGGAATTACTTGAAAAACACCGCAAATCCGGCAGCCCCTTGCTGGCGGTCGGCTCCACGCTGCCTGACGAGGAGGACACCTGATATGGCGGACTACCAAAACGAGTCGTTACGGTTCGACCTGTCGGAACTCGACGAACTGACGCGGAACGTGCCGGGCGCGGTTTCGCGGGCGCTGGAGCTTCTGGCGCAGGAGCTCAACCGGCAAACGATAATCGAAGCGCCGGTGGACGAGGGATACATGGGAAGCTCCATCGAAATGCCCCGCCGCACCGGCGAGTTCGAATTTCAGATTTTTATCGGCGCCGACTACTGGCGGCCCGTGCAGTTCGGCTCGAAGGCGCACGTCATCGAGGCCTTCAGCGCGCGGGCGCTGCATTTTTACGTCGACGGCAACGAAGTGTTCTGCAAGCGGGTGAAACATCCGGGCGCGGCGGCCAACCCGTTCATAGACCGCGCGATCGACAAGACCGAGTCGCGCATTGACGAATTCGTGGATATCGCCCTGGAGGAAATATCGCCGCGATGAAAACCTGGACGCAGCTCAAAAATATAAGGGACGCCATGAAATCCCGCATCGAGGCGGCCGCGCTTAACGTGCAGATAAACGGCGTAATCGTGGGCGGAAAAGGGCGCCTGTCCGATTTCAACCCGCCGCTGGTGTGGCTCATGCCCTCCAACGCGGCGGTGATAGACGAGTCGATGGCGCTGAACGAATACTGGAAACCGCGATACCTGGTAATCGGCGTCGTGCAGAGTTACGAGCCGGAAGAGGGCATGGCGCAGGCGGAGGAGCTGGCCCTGCGGGCGTCAGCGGCGCTGCTGTTTGATTCGCAGGGGGTGGAAGACCGCACCCTGGACGGCAACTGCCTCGACCTGGCGCGGGTGGGATTTTCGCCCGCTGCCGACCGGATAACAAACGACGGCGCGCTTTACGGCGCAGCCGTGGAAATAGAAGTGCGGTTCAACAACCAGGACGGATAACGGAACGCCGCCGTGGCGGCGGCAAACGGAGGTAAAATAAAATGGAAATACTCAGATATTTCGGAATAGGCAAGGAGGCGACCTTCGGCACGAAGGTTGACCCCGTGTTTTTCAGCCGGGTTTTCTCCTCGGGCCTCGACAGCCCGGAAAACCCGGTGATAAAGCTGGAAGACGGCCTCGGGCAGTTTTACGACCGCTACGTGCCCGGCGCTTACATATCGGGCGGAAGCGTGGAAATACCGGTCACCGTCTCCACCCTCTGGTACCTGCTCTGGCTGGCGCTCGGCTCCAAGTCCACCGACAGCTCCGGCGTCACTTCCGTGTCCGACGAGGCCACCGCCGCCGACGGCAACGGCGTGATCGACGTTACGCTCGCCAACACGCCGGTCGTCTACGGCTCGGTGAAAATCTACGACAGCGGCGACGGGCTTATCGCCAGCGACGACGGCTGCGGAAAAATCGTCGAGGAAAACGCATCGGGCGTCAGCGGAACCGTCGATTACGTCACCGGCGCCCTTTACGCCACCGGCGTCACGCCCGACGAGGCCTGCACGACAGATTACGAGCACGGTCAATACAAGCACACGATCACCTGCATGAACGACATCGAGCTGCCCACCGCGACGGTGCGGCTCGGCAAGGACGCTTACGAGCACGTTTTCCCGGCCTGCGCCCTCGGCGGCATCAGCCTCAAGGTCGAGCGTGAAATGGCGCGACTGAGCATGGAAATTACCGGCGGCCCGGACGAGCCGGCGACCCTGAAAACCTACAGCGACCTCAAGTTCCCGCCCGACAAGTACCAGGTCTTCCACTCGATGAAGTTCGAATACGCCGACAAGGACGGGTCGTATTCCGACGTCAGCGCGAAGGTGAACGCCCTGACGTTGTCGGCGAAAAACAACGCGGACGCCGAGGCCGGACTTGGCCTCAATTCGCGCTATCCCGGCAAAATCTACGCCGGCGCGCGGGAGTTGAGCGTGGAGCTGACCCTCAAATTCGAGGGGAAGGAGCACAAGGAGGATTTCTGGGGCGGAGCGGGCGGCCCGACCACCACGCCGACGGAAAAGAAATGCAAGATAACGCTCGATTCCGGCGGCGCCGCCGGGTACGGCGACACCACCATCGAAGCGCCCCGGGCGCTTATCCGTTCGGCGCCGCACCAGCCGTCCGGGCGCGACCGGATGGAGGAAACCCTGGCGCTGGACATCATGCGCGACCTTTCCACCTGGAAATCGCTCGAGGTCGTCGCCAATGTGCTGGCGAATTACTCGTAACGCCGCCGTCCCGGCTTTAGGTAACGCCGCCGTCCCGGCGGCAGGTAAAGCCGGCGAGGACGCCTGCGCTACGATTACGGGTAACGCCGCCGTCCCGGCGGCAAATAAAGCCGGCGAGGACGCCTGCGCTACGATTACAGGTAACGCCGCCGTCCCGGCGGCAAAACAAGGGATTCAAACCCCTTGCCTGAAAAAAAAACGAAGGAGGAAAAATGGAACCTGCCCAAAGAGTGAAACTGTCGAGCCTGCTGATAAACGGCGCGGCGCACGTCGAGCTCATCGAGACCGAAATCGGCGTCTTCGGCGTGCGCCCGCTGACCAACGGCGAGCGGGCGCAGGTGAAGGCCAGGCGGGGCATGGGCCTCAAGCAGAAAACCCGTGTAGACCCGGTGACCGGGCAGCCTTCCGGCGCGATTGACATGGAGATTGACCTGGAAAAATCCGAGCTGGCCGACGAGGAGGCAAAATTCCTCGCCCTGGCGTTCGGGCTGAGCGTCGAGGGGGAATCCTACTCGGTGCGCGATATCAAGCGCTGGACGGCCCCCGAGGGCGTCCTGGATACGCTTTACGAACGCATCTGCGAGATTTCGGGCATGGCGAGTTCGCCGCAGGAGCAACTGAAGGAGCTTTTTCGCGACGGCGGAGGGGGCGCAACTGGCGAACCTGGTGGCGGCGGGGAATCCGCTGGCGCCGACAATACGGGAGATGACGCCGCTGCAGGCTGACTTTACGAACATGGTGCACGAAGAAGTCGCCCGGCAGGCGCAAAAGCGAAATGAAGCGATTTTCAAAATGTAACGCCGCCGTCCCGGCGGCACGTAAAGCCGGCGAGGACGCCGGCGCTACGATTACATGTAACGCCGCCGTCCCGGCGGCAAATAAAACCGGCGAGGACGCCTGCGCTACGATTACATGTAACGCCGCCGTCCCGGCGGCACGTAAAGCCGGCGAGGACGCCGGCGCTACGATTACATGTAACGCCGCCGTCCCGGCGGCAAATAAAGCCGGCGAGGACGCCTGCGCTACGACCACGGGTAACGCCGCCGTCCCGGCGGCATAAAGGATTTTAAAATGGCCGCGCAAGCCGAAGCCGCAATCATCATCAGCGCCCAGGACAAGGCCTCGAAGGCTTTTCAAAAGGTGCAGAGCGCCGGCTCGAGCGCCGCCCAGAAGCTGAAAGCCAACTGGGGCAAAATCACCGTGGCCGCCAGCGCCGCCGCGGCGGGCATCGAAGCAGTCGGGAGACGCGCCGCAGAAGAAAGTGGCAAACTGCAGCAGCTAGCCAACGCCACCGGGCTGGCTGAAGAAAAGCTGCGTGAAATGGTGGTTGCCAACACAAGCGCTGTCACTTCCACCGGCGATGTCCTTCAACTCATGAAAGCTGCGCAAAAGCAGGGCTTAGATACTGCAGCCGGAATACAGCAATACGTACAGACCTGGAGCACTGTTGCCGATGCGACGGATGCCAATATCGAGGAGCTCATGCGCTTCGTTCCTGCGCTCCAGTCCGCCGGTATCGCCGCCGACAATCAGAAAGCCGCGCTGGCCGCGCTGGGTTTCGTGCACCGGAATACAAACCTCGAAATGCAGGATTACCTCGAAACGCTCGCGGACGTGAACTCCGAACAGGGCGGAGTGCGGATGTCGGCAAACCAGCTCGCCGCAGTGATGAAATTGCTGGAAGATAAGGGCCTGAGCGCTCAAATCGCCATGCAACGCCTGACGGCGGCCAACGGGCAGAGTGAAGGCAGCATGAAAAAACTCTTAGAGATTCTCGGAATATCGCAAAAGGAATTCGAAAAAACCACAAAATCTGTGGAGGGATTCAAAAATGCTCTGGCCGAAGACGCAAAGGCCAAGGCGGAAAATGTTACTGTTACGCAGAAACTGCAAGCCATGCTTTCTAAACTCAGCATGCAGTATGGCAGTCTCATTGTAGCTTCTACTAATTTAGTGCCCGTATTGGCCGCAATGGGGCCGGTGCTGGGCGGACTCGCCACAGCATGGGGCGCCTTGAGCGGCGTCATTATGGGTTCCGTAGTTCCTGCGCTGGCGACGGCAACGGCTAATTTTATAATACTACAAATCGCCGGCGGTCCTATACTGTGGATTATCGAGGCCATCATTGCGGCGGTGGCCCTGCTCGTGGTGGCCTGGACGAAGGACTGGGGCGGCATTCAGGAAAAGACGAAGGCGACCGTTGGATGGATAGGCGAAAAGCTCAACTGGCTGTGGACTTTCGTCAAGGACATGTTTAAGAAAATCGGCGAGGCCGTCATCGGCGCGCTCAAGTGGATTGGAGGGCTGTGGCTCAAAATAGTGACCGGCTACTTCACCCTCTGGCAGACTGTATTCACCAGGATATACGATTTCGTCAAGGGCGTCTTCGGCGAAATGGTGGACTGGATTACCGGCATCGGCGGCAGGCTGTACGAGGCGGGCAAGGGGATTTTTACGCAGTTGTGGGATGGCCTGAAGGCCAAGTGGGCGGCGATTAAGGAATGGTTCATCGGCAAGCTGCAGTGGCTCGTTGACCATATCCCGCATTCTCCCGCCAAAATGGGGCCGCTTCGCAACCTGCGCAAGGGCGGCCAGGGCATCATGAACGAGCTGGCGGCGGGAATGCGGGCCGGCGCGCCGAGCGCCCTGGATGTCGCAAAAAGACTGGCCGTGCACATCCAGACGCAATTGTCGGGTATTGGATTTCGTAATCTGCTGAAGACGGGCACGTTCCTGGCGGGCTACGGTCAGCTTGCGGATACGGCGGCGGCGCCGGCAGGGGGTGGAAGCGGGGGAACGTTTGCCGCCACGGCAGGAGGTGGAGGCGTTTCCGTCAGCAGGACTTATAATAACACCTTCAACATTTCCGAGAATATTTTCGAATCCGAAACCAAGTTGCGTAAGGTGGCTCGCTTGCTCGCGCCGTATATCGAGGAGGAAAAGAGCCGGTGACTGTGGTGCCGACATATCGCGTGTCGCTGCGCAGTCCGTATGCCGCGCAGACCGTGGAGCAGCTTAAATATAATGACTGGCGCGGCCTGGGCGGAGCGGATAATATACCGTTGGTTCTCACTCAATCCGAACGCGATTCCGTTTATAAACTCGGCGAGATCGTCGCCGATAGCAGCTTGAAAATACCCGCCGACGACCTTACGGACTGGACATACCACTCTGCGGCGCTGGCCCCCGCCCTGTCCGACGACCACGAAATGGGTACCGCTTCAATTAAGATGGGTACAGACGGCAGCAGCACTTTTGGCTTCTACCGTCGTGTCGTCGACCCGCCGGAAGATAGATTGACCTGGGGTGACAACCTGTATCTAAAAAATCGTGTATATATCGCTGAGGAGGTCTTAGATTTAATTTTTAGCATTACAATAAAATGGTACGATTCGGCCAATCCGAGCGTGAACAATATGCACAGGATATACTCGGCATCAGAGCTGTCCGGCGGCTGGAACGAGTTTTACGAACCGCTGGACGATTGGGATTACTACGGCCATGTCTATGACAGGTTTTATCTAGGCATTTCACTCAATTCCGCTGATCCGATCGATTTGGGTCAGATAAAATACGATGGTTTTCTCGTGGATTCCGTCAGCGATGAAAACATGGAAATCGGGCAGAAATTTACAGTAAAGGAAAACGCATGGATATCCGGCGTATCAATAAGCGCCGTGCCCGTCGGGAATCCCGCCGGCGGGCTGAAATGTGAATTGGGGCGACTTTCCGGCGGCTCCTGGACCCTGATCGCCGAATCTCCCGATGTTGTCACCCCTTCGGCAGATGGGAAGGCGGTATTCAGTTTTCCCGACATCGAGCTCACCGCGGGAACTGGAGGGACGGTCTACGCCTTTAAGATATATTGCGAAAACACCCAGGCGCCGGGGAATTATTGGGAGGTGTCTTATAATAGTTCTGATATTCTCGCCGATGCGCACAAATTCATTAAAAACTCTTCCGGTTACTCCGAACAGACGGAGCAGGATCTCTACTTTGAAATTTCCTATTCCACCAACCCCATAAAGATGTTGGGGCAGACCTTCCATACGACCGATGAAGAGATGCAGTTGTCCGCCGTCAGGTTCTGGCTGGATACCGTCGGCACGCCGACCGACGAGGTTCGATGCCAAATCTACGATTCGGCGGGAAACCTTTTGAATACCTCCCCGACCACGGCCTCCTCAGCGGGGCAGGCTGTTTTTCCGTTGCCCTGCGCTCTCGATGCGAACGAAACCTATATGGTGCTGTTGTCCCGAACGGGAAGCGATGATGAGAACAATTACTGGACCGTCGCCATTAATCACGGGAAAGAGTACGACGACGGCGAGCTGGCGATGCTCGGTGACGATATGGGCGGCAATTTCAAAACCGCCTGTTTTTCGGGGATAGATGCGAAATTCATGTTGGAATACTCGATAGGTTCCGCCCCGTTGGATATTACGGAAGACGTCCGGGAAATTAATATAGATCGGGGTATCAGCGACCTGACCGGAAAAATAAAGCAGGGCTCCGCAAGCCTGGTGATGGACGATTCGTCGGGGAAATACAGAATCGGCAACACGTCATCGCCTCTGGCCGGCGTATTCGATTACATGAAGGAGATAAGCATACAGGTCATTTATGACGGCCGGGTCTATGACCGGTTTGTGGGCTTTGTCACCGACGCGAAGCCCAAAGCGGGGCTGCCCGGAAAAACCGTAATTGAACTGCGCGATATGCTCTTTCGGTTTCAGAAAACGAAAGTCTCAATCGGCAATCAGACCGGTAAGACGGCGTCGGAGCTGGTTAATCTGTTGCTCGCGGAAACCGACTTGGATATTACCGATTATGACGTTGCGAACGATGATTTCGCGCTGGCGGAAGTTACCTGGGATGATGTCGGCCTGTTGGACAAGCTGGCTGTCATCGTGGAATGCGGCCGGCACGTTCATTTCATCGACAGGCGGGGGCGTTACGTCTGGCGGACCAATCAATGGCTTATGGATTCGGAACCGGCTTATAGTTTTTCATCGTATAATGTCCAGGATTATCAGCTAGTCAACAAGCTGGACAATATCGTCAACAAGGTCTCTGTCGTTTATCCGGCGGGCACGGCGGTCGCCGAAGATCTCAATGCGCAAGCGCTTTACGGTTTACGGGAGTACGAGCTGGATAACGAGTTGATGCCCGACGAAGTCTACGCTCAGGCAATCGCGGATTATATCCTCGAAGAGCGAAAGCACGGAACCGAATCGCTGACGTTTACCTTGGAGGGGCAGTACCCGGAAATACTCGAACTCGATTTCGGCGACCGAATCGCGTTTACCGATGACAGATACGGAATCGATTCGACTTTCGTGGTGGAAGAAATAAATGAAACCATTGCCGTCTACGGCAAGCACCGGGTGCGTATCAAAGCGCGCCGGTGGCAACAGCCCACGATCATCGCGCAGCTTACAGAATATGAACCGCTTTCCGCAACGGAATGGCTGAAGCCGTCCGACGACGCCGGATATATTGCACAAAGCTTTCAGATAAGCGCCCCCGCAAAACCGCGCCAGGCCTCCGTCTTGATTTTGGTCAATTTCGGCGACCAGGTAGAATATATGTTGGCTGAAATATATCAGGCCGACGCGAACGGCTACCCAACCGGGGCGCTCCTGGCGCGCAGCCTGCCTGTTAAGCTGGAAGGCTACACGCAAGAAATCGTCACTTTCGATTTTATCCCCCAGGAAAGCGAAGTCCTCTCTGCCTCTACCTCGTATTGCCTGGTCGTAAAAACGCCGCTGAAAGACCACTGGACGGCGGCGCAGCTTATCAATATCTCGGCACAGGTTTCGAAGGATTACGTTTCGAACTGGTGGGGCAAGCCGTTGGGGTTGTTGTTGCCTCCCGACAACCAGGCAAACGCTATATGGAAGGGCTTTTCCTACTGGGAAAATTATCGTCTGCAGTCTGTAGAAGTGGCGCTCGGTTATGATTTCGGTTCGCAGCAAAAAACCTTTACCGCTTATATATATTCTTGCGATGCGGAGGGTTATCCCGACACCCTCCTGGCGACGAGCGTCAATTCGATTACGAAGACCGGCGAGGGCAGCGAAAGGTTCAGGTTTTATTTCGACGACATCGCTCTTGCCGGCGGCGCGCTTTACGCGATCGTCATAGACGCCCCTGTCGTAACGGTAAGCGGAAAAACCTATACGCAACCAGATGGCGGCGTTCAGTTGTCGTTGCTGGATTACTGCCCGGATTACAACCTGGATTATCTGGATGTTCTTTATCTCCACCAGGCGGCGCAGCCGAACATCAACCCCAAGATTACACAAATAGATATAGACTGCTCCGAATGCGCCGAATCGACGTACATCGAAATCCGCAGCGCGGACCGCTCCACGTTGATAGCCACGAGCAACAGCTCGACCTCCGGCCAGTATACATTTAGCACTCCCGTACAGCTAACCCCCAATCAGCTATATACTATCCGACAATTTGTGCCGACGGCCTGTCGTGTTCAGGACGGCATGAAATGGACGGGGAAAACGTTTTCCTCGACGGTTATAAACTGGGAGCAATCCACCTATTACAGAACTATATTGACGGACACGGATGCGGTCGAGCGGCATGTAAATGCGCAGCCGAACATTACCGTGCACTACGAAGACCATGACGAGCAGCTCGTGAAGACCTACGGCCGGAAATATGCCGACGCCGCCAATCCGCCATCTTATCGCGATATCAACGGCGATTATCATGTGGGTGAATCCTTAAAAATAGAACTGTGGGCGATAGATGAAGGCGAATATTGGACGGAAAACCCCTTTCTAATCAGAGGCGACACTTCCGGCGGATATGCCGACGGAAAGGCCGCCGAAAAGCGCTCGAGCGGCTGGAGCAGCCTCGACCCGTGGGATTTCTGGTTCAACCTCAAGGTGATTGATGAATAA